TGTAACCATGATCTGAGGTTATTAGATGAGATGAGATTGTGCATGATTTATCCTCATATGAACACATAACTATTTAATATTTTTTTTAAAAGAGTTATAAATCTTCATTAAGATTTAATAATATCCTCTAATTTAAACAAAGATATGAATTCAAGTTCATTATTATCCCATACCTTATGATTCTCTTGACGATCCACAATCGTAACAACACGATTTACAATATACCCTGCATTACGCAATACATTGACAGCCTTGATTGCACTACTGCCAGTGGTGGTTACATCCTCTAGAACTGTAACAATAGATCCTTTTGGTGGTTTGTTACCTTCGATAACTTCTTTTGTGCCATGACCTTTTGGATTTCTTCTTACAATTAAAGCATCGATGTGTCTATGTCCTGAGTAATAGGCTCTCTGTGCTACACCACATACTAATGGATCTGCACCCAATGTAAGACCACCAACTGCTATCGCATCATCCTCCACATGATTAATCATTAGGCGAGATAAAAGTGCATTTCCCTCACATGATAATGTGACAGGTTTGCAATTGATATAATGTTCGGTTTCTTTACCAGATGATAAAATAAATTGACCATGCTTGTATGCTCTTTCTTTTAAGAGATGAAGCAAAGTCTTTCGATGTAAATTGTCAGTCATTCAATAGTTCCTGTTCTTCACTTTCTTCATTTAGATTCTTCTTTGAATCTTTATCGTTCTTGTAGTCTCCTACAACTTCTCTAAGTAGATCTTCTTCAGGCATTACTCCTCCTCTGGTTTTTTTCTTTTACCAATATTATACTTGGTTTCTAGATTCCAGTCACCCTTTTCTTTATAGGATATAACTTTAATTTGATTAAGTGGAGCAATGTCATTAACTTTGTCAGTTGCGACAACACTTACTAACCCCCAATCTAAGAGCAATTGGATGATACGATTTCTTCTTTGTACATCATTGACCGTAATATTGGCTCTCTTACCGTCTAGTGCGAATAGTTCTTTAAAATGAACAATATAGTATCGACCTTGTTTATGAAGAATGTGACAAGATTGATATAATTTTTTTTCTTTTCTTGAAGCAACACCAATACGAGTGAGTGTTTCTCTTACTTTAAGAAAATCATCAGGTTCATTTAATGTAATCTCAATCATTTGATCTGGCGACCAAGTGATTTGAGGTTCGACAATCGAATTCATTTTCTCCCTCCAGTCTCAAGTCGATCTCGTATAAACGAGAGTTGTTCTCTAGTCAAAATATTTAAAACTTGTTTTGCCTTTTCATTACTATAACCATAGTAACGTTTAACAAGTTCAAGGTTTTCAATTTGATCCTTGCGAAGCCAAGGAGAAAATCTTTTCCTTTTTCTGAGACTATTTAGGAAAAAGTCATACTGTAACTTCTTTGCTAAGTTAGGATGTTTGTTCATTTCATTTGCAAACATCACAGAATCAACCTGACCAGATAAACATCTATTCACAATATAAGATGGATAACTCTTCTCTATATCTGGATCTTTATCAATTAAATTAGTTTTAGTTGTGTTGATTGAGTTCAACCAATCTTTAAGATCTGTCATTATATAAGGCAATTTTTTTATCAATGTAGACTCTTGCTTTTTTAAGGTCGTCTAACTCACCCTCTTGATCTTTATGACCAGCACGACAAACATATTTAATTACGTTGCCTGCAAAGAAATCAAGTTCTTGATCAGCGATAAAATCCCAAACTTGAATTTTACCTCTTTGATAATGTGATGGTGAAAATTTATTCATAATGTAGTTTTGCGTTTAATAATAATTCTGTCATTTTTAAAGTCTGGAATAAATTCCAAGACTTCATCATTCTCCCAACATAACTCCTCATATAAAGAATTAAGTGTTGCCATGTCGTGCCAAAGATCATTTGGTTCTTCAGTCATGTTTCTCACTCCATTCCTTATAATTACTACTTAGATCTAAAGGTTTTGGATCTTTAATACCTTTTACTTTTTTCCAATTACTGTAAAGTGCTTGGAGGTGCCATGATTGAGATAAACTTTTTGGCCCGTGTTCAAGAAGATCGAGTTCCATCCTATTTGATGTATAGGATTTATATTCCTCTCTCCAATTAGAATCATCAAATTCTTTCATAATTTATTTTCTAATAATAATTACATCCTCCTCATCGTCGTCATCATTGTCAGAAGCCTTGAATACCAATAACTCTTCACCCGATTGAACGTCAGACATCTCTGGATGTATATTTTGTTTTTTGATTGGTTTATTAAAATCTTCAATTGTGGTGGTCATTAACTTCCATGTATATGCAAACGTGGCGCCCGCCACGGCTACAAAACCTAAAAAATAAACAAAGGTTAGGAAGTCATTCATTATCTTAGAAAAAGTCTTTGTATTGGCACTTGCCTTATCTTATCTATAATGTCAGTTTCGATTCTTTCTAAAATGTTAATATCTACATCCATGAATGGAGGAATAATACCAAGCAAACGAAGAAGTCCATCTACAAATAATGCAAGTGTAGTAAATCCAAGAATCATACTGATCACAGTAGCATCACGATTATGTTTTGACATTGATGCTTCATCAATCTTTCTTGCTTCATCGATTGCTTCTTTTACAGCATCGGCGATCATAGCATCAACCTCTGGTTTTGTGTAGGTCATTGCTCTGATTTTTTCTTCTGTTGTAAAGTCTCTTCCAATATCTGATATTGGAATTTGTTTGATGATTGTTCTGATCATTAATAGTTACCTTATGATGTCGATGTGCATATCTTTAGTCCAAACTTCTAATTCTCTTCTCAGAGAGTTATTCGACTTAAGACTTTCATATCTTTTGGATGCTTTGTTTTTCCACCATTTGATGAGATTCTCCTGATAGAATTTATCAAAGTTAATTGGATTCTTTTCGAGTTTGTCAGTATCTCCTCGAATTACTTCTCTGGAGTTTGCAAATCCATAGTCACTAAAATAAACTCTTTTCTTTTCAGTGAGGTTCTTTGCATTTACAATCGCAGTTTGGAATTCCGCAGCCTTTTGAGAAGATGAGCTTTTCTTGATGATAGATATCATCTTTTGTTGCGTTTTCAACTTGCGACTGGAGGCGTCCTCCTTGACCAACATTTTGTTGTTGTTCCTTTCGATAAACCATTTATTCAAACCTTTAAAAACATCATCATGTAACAAAGGAGTAAAATCACTTTGAGTTAATCCTTTGTATCTCAGATATGGTTTTAAACCGTCATACTGAGATGAAGATTTAGTTGTTCCATATAATGAGGTTGTTTCAAATAAACAAATATCGGATCCGTATTTACTATTTAACTGTTCTCGAGCTTCATGAGAACAACAAAGAAGTGCCAACAGTTTTCCACCAAGATAATTAAATCCAAATGGTTGAGTTGGCACTATAATAAATCCCATGATTGAGTGTCGGTTAAATCGTTTTAACTCAGGTGGTCTTCCTAACCAATCATTACGAGGTTTGCAATTAATGGTTGGAGAACCAAAACGAACAAATCCAACAATCTTTTTTGTATTTGTTTCCATGACAATCCACTTGAGTGACTTGCCAGGAATTGAACTTTCAATTGAATGAGAGGTAGTTATTTGTAATCTCTCATTAAAATATTCATTTGTGAAACTGTCATTACTTCCAGCAGCATAGACTTTAAAGTCCATGTCATTTGGATGTATGTCAAAGTCATCAAACATATCCTCTTCAGGCCCACAGCCAGGAAGATATGTCGGCATCTTTGACATACGATCTAGTTTTACATTACGAAGGTATTCATCAATACGTCCTAAATTTGAGAAATAATTGATGAATTGGTCTGCAGCATAAGCAGCATCAGTTTCACTTAAAATCATTGTATAATAGGCATTCCGTTATATGGGTTATCAGGTTCAAAGTAATAATCTTTTTCCATAGGCATAGAAATCACTTCGATAAGAAGATTAATATCAGCAGATATCGCATCACCAGTTTCTGATAATCTACGATATCCGTTACCAACATAAACTTGTCCTGCTACAACCACAAGAGTCACAGCACCCCAAAAATAATAATAGGCGTTCTCTTTAATTTGTGTTCTAATTTTTTTCATGATGATGTTGAGGATAATCTTGTTCTTGAGCTCTTTGAGTCATCACAGGTCTTGCACCACCACCTTCATGACCATGTGCAATTCCAAGTTCATGCATGCGAGCATGTTCTTTAATCTCATCTCTCAATCCTTCACCACCTTTACCAAAGGTTTTATAGATTCCATAAACAATAAGACCAAAAACGAGTAGTGCAATAAACACTAAAAAACCCGTCTCAGGCTCTAATTGAAGATGTGGTATCAACGTGTCCTTACATTTTGCAATCTTTTCGGGATCATCCCATGTGCCAGGCAATGTATAGACAGGGGGACATGATAAGAAAATCATTCTTTTGTTTCT